TTCTTTAAGTTCAGAGAGTATCTGTTGGTTTCGAAGGTTTATTGAGTAATAAATATACTCAAGAGCAGTATGGGCATGCCCATACTCCTCACCTAGTCGATGAGAGACGTCACTGTTAGAAGGGTTTAAAGCCTTCTCCCAGGTACGTTTTGTCAGCTGCGTAGGAAAGCTGCTTATCAAGTTAATTGGTATAGCAACTAAAGAACGCAGAGGTGAACACTCCCTTTTTGCAAAGGTGAGTGGGATATCTCCAATCCTTTCCAGGATTTTCGCCTCAATCTCTCGTAAAATTCTTTGTGTGAACTCTTCCCCCACCTCTTTCATCTTACCAGGTGACCTGATCACGGAATCAAGCTGGTCTCTCCCCTCATTAGGGAGAATCAGCCTGATCCATTTTAAGATCGCGTCTATCGTAACTATCTCTCCTGACGACACGTCAGTAAAGGGATTTACGAGACAGAACCGGTAAAACTGAGGCAGGAAGCAGTTAGCACTAACCTTACTTAAAAGGCTAGAAATAACGTGCCATTGAACCACGGTGGAAGCTTTTCGCATTACTGCGGAAGCTCTATCCTTCAGAGATGTACCAAAGCGCGCTATAATCCTATTTGCAAAGGCAACTCTACCCGTCCAACTCTGAGAGGAAATTTCCTCTTTGAGCGAGATAGGTGAAATGTCTCCGCTAGGATGAAAGCGACGATTAGCGAACTCAAAACAGTTCTTTTCAGACTGTAGTGATTTCAATAATCCTATGACGACTTTGAACTCAGCACAAGACGTTTGATAGTTTTGTGCTGTGTCATGACATTTTGCAATATCAACATCATCTCCTAAGACTAAATATTCTTTATACCATTGCTGTTTATCAGTTTTCTCTGCCCTCCAGGCAGAGAACTGCACTAACGCATGGTGAACAATAGCCATGGATGCCCATGAAGAGTACGCTCCCATAGGTTGACCACATCCATATCGGATGGAGTCCCCTTTAGGTGTTATCCATAGTCGATCTGTGAGCATTGCTGCCCACAGTGAGATTCTTTCATCCACTGCACCGGGTTCCTCAGAAGCGTTCTTAAGGAGCGGTCGTAAGACTTGCTTATACAACCCTAACGGGATTGTATCAGTAGCTGCTTTTAAATCAAAACTCCAATGAGGCTTCAAGCCTCGTTGATAGTAAGCTTCGACTCGACCAGTTTGGTCGAACGTAGCGTCCGTGGATATCTGTCTAAGAATCTTAAACAGATGATCGTGGATTGGTTTTAGGCAAAGTTGAGTCCAGTAGTCAGCAATGGCTACTATTCTCACTTTACCAGCAGGTTCCTGGATAGCGTGGAGGCGCCCCAAGCAAGGTGAAGGAATGTCCATATCCTCTTTTTCATACATACTCAGGGGGAGTATCGTATCGTTATCGTTAGCAATCTGTACGCTTTTCGGCATTTTGTAAATACCGAAAGCACTAGCGATCGTAGGTGTGTCATCCCATCTGACTTTCTTTCCAGGAAGTCCGGTGGGCCCTTTCTCGCACTGATGATATTCAGTTTTGATAAGGGCATATGCTGATGCCATATCCACGTCGTTATGTAGAGATAACCATTTCGCGATATAATCGTGATCTGGTCCGAGGTCTGCCCAAGCATGGGCATCTCGTACTAATGAGAAAATACTTATAGAAG